GTCCCCCCGGCTGATCACCGTTAGATCATGAGCCCAAAGGCTCGTCATCAGATTAATTTCGCTCAGGTCTCTCCCAGATAAGGAGAGATGAGAGCGTGGCACTTCACTGAAGGATTTTGCATTGCACAGCATTGCTGAATCCTCGAAATAACTCGACGAGTTATTGGAGGAACGCAATTAGGCTATCCCTAGCCCGTAAGTACTAGTACTTAGTGACTAGGAAAGCGTATGGGACTAAAATTTGTTCCTGTGAGATTTCTTTGTGAGATCTCATAGGTTTGACACCAGGGAAAGACCTGGGGTAAACCTGCAGAACGATGTTACGCGAGAACCCTGCAGACCGCACGTGACTGCGAAGTCAACAGAGATGGCGTGCATAGTAGTTAGCCTAACATGGAATGGATTTTAGCCAATCGTGTTTGGCAAGGCCTACTCAACCTCATCCGCACGTGCAAATTAACTCCTAGAAAACTTTGTTTCCTAGGTTTAGTTTGCAAACAATACGAATCTTATTTCAAGCGGGTCAGATCACGCTTCGGTGATCCGATCGGTTTCTCTATAATGAAAGAAACAGAACGGAGGATTCATAATTTATGTGTTTTTGGAGCTCCAGAGAAGAAGCCGTCTTATAACGGCTTCAAAATCTGGCAGAAAACTGATAAGCGTGGTGTTCCACTGAGACTTAATCGCCTCAGTAAACTCACTACTTATAACAGAAGATGGGCTCGGGGGTGTTGCCTGCTCGTTGCTGGCAGGTATCGCTCTGTCGAAGGTTTTCGAGTACAATGGAAGTATCCTAAGGCCGAATTAACGACTTCGTCGTTTACTTTCGACTTTAAGGCTTTCAGTCGTGCTCTTAACCGTATGACTACGATTTTCAATCTATCCCGCTTTCGAGTCCGTGGTTCCGAATTGCTCGACCAATCTACTTGGATAGGTACCGCTTCTCCTGTCCATAAAGTCTCAAGTGATGGTGCGTGTTATGACGCTCGTTTACTTTTGAACGACCGTTACGCATTCACTGCCATTAGAGATTTCTACGAAGCGCTCGAGCCTCAATGTACTCGACTTCCTCCGGATGGATTTGTGGGGTGGGCAAGATGGTTGCGGCGTCTTGCGGACGCCGCTAAGACTCGGGTTCCTAGACCAGATCGACCAGATTCTCTGGCTCGTTTCATCTGGGTCCCGGATCGAGGTGGTAAACTCAGAGGTGTAACACCTTTGAACTACCACATCCAGTCCTTTTTGCTCCCCATCCACCGGTATTTTATGGGGTTGTTGCGGGCTATACGCCAAGATTGTACATTTAACGAGTTAAGTGGTTTACACTTTCTCGAAGAATGTACACGTCGGGGAGCGTTGGGAAGTTCTTTTGATCTTCCTAGTGCTACTACTCAGTTTCCAATCGAAATCATGGTACGTGTCGTGAGACACTTCTTAGGTAGCTCAGCTGCCTCAGCTTGGTTCCGGTTAATGAGAATCCCTATGTTCTTTAAAGGAATTGGTTTTCGTCCTTTAGCTCGTGGGGCCCCGATGGGTTTTTATGCCATGTGGCCTGTTTTCACCCTCGCTCATCATGCCATTGTCCAAATGGCTTATGAACGAGTGTGCCAGCAGTTTCATGTTCCTGTAAGATGGTTTAAGTCTTACAAGATCAGAGGGGATGATAACTACACTGCTAACGAGAGTGTAGCTAGAGAACTTGATCGAATATGGACGTCTATAAACCAACGTCCAGACCCTATCAAGTCCTTTAAATCTTGGGAAGTGGGCCCTGGAATCGCTATGTTCGCTAAGCGAACTTACGTTCGAGGCCAGTGTTTACAGATCTTTACATTTGCAGAGCTTCGCGCTGCAATGATGTATGATCCTCTGATGTTGATTGATCTTTACCCTCGCGTATGCGAGGTTTTTGGTCAGTCGGGAATACTAAAACCCGGATATATAGCCAATCGATTTTTGGACCCTCTTCCTTCCCCTTCTCGCCGTGCGGTCGGGGAAAAGAGGGTTTCTTGTGGTATTTCTTACAGTTCTGCGGACAGTGTCCTCCCCGCATTCTGGAAGCCTCATCTCGAGCCCCCTCGTGGGGTATCATCTTCTATGATGATCGATGTCGAACGTGAGGTAAATCATGCGTGCCGTGAGCATCTGGCCGCTCGCGCGGGCCGGCTTGCTTACGAAACCTTTGGTGAGTGGATTGAAGAATTCATTCCTGAAGGCTATTCGCATTTAAAGAAGGTGGATATCTTTGCTCCGAAATCTCGTCTCAGTCAGTCCATTCGGTCTGACCGTCGTAGCGTTATTGTCGAATTGCCCTTATATTTGGCAATGCGCAAGTTGCTAGATCGCGTTAGTGACTTGAGGGATTTTATCAAAGGTGGAACTTCATCGTATCAAGAGTCTCTGTTTATCAGAGCTCTGAGAGAGATGGAAGGGATGACGGAAGTTCTTCGTCACCAGACTCGGAAATCCGGTCGATTACAGATTTTATCTGCGCGCGGACGTTATAAACGGAAGTTCTTAGCTCGTATAGCTCAAGGACCCGCTACACGTAACCTTACTAGAGACTTTATGGCGCGGCGACGTGCCATAGCTGAACGTCTCAAGAAAGATGCCGAATCTTCTTTACCTGTTTTTAATTTGGACTAGTTCATATTCTACGAATACTACGTCGTGC